GACGTCCTCGAGTCCGAACTGCTCTGGGAAGACCGTTTACCTCGCTCGCGCTTCATCAGCGGCGCCGACCAACCCCGCATCCCCGGCCTAACGCGGCGGATCCTGACCGCGCAGTTGAACACCGGAGAACGTCAACTGATGGAAGAGCTCGCTGCGAAGGCCCCTGATCCTGCTGCCATGTTTGCTATGGGAGCCAAGAGGCTGAACGCGGGGATCAAACCCGCCCAGCTCTTCCGCGCCCTCAAGCCCGAGCGCGTCGCCCGCAGAGCCCGCGAACGGCAACAACCTTTCGGAACGCCGATACTCGGCACCAATTTCCCATCCAAGCCACCCAAGAAGACCCCAACGGGAATGTTCCGCTTCAAACCAGGCACTCCAACGGGCATGCGGCGCATCCAGCCCGGCGTGGATGAGTTCACCGGCGCCGTTTCTTCTTGGAAAGACTGATATTCCGCACACCGTGAAACCGGCCCGTCCCCCCGAGCACGCCTTCACTCGCCTCTGGTTCTGGAACAACGCCGGCGCTCAGACCCTGCTCTGCCCTGTCCACGAAGCGCCCGAAATCAAGCGCCGCCTGATCGCCGAGGGCGCCGTGGTCTGGCACACCGAGGTCTACAACGCTTAGATCCCGTCGATCAAAGCGTGCAGCGAAATGCCATAAAGCTCGCTCAACGCAAACAACTTCGATAGCGAAATCTCAATCTCTCCTTTTTCCAACCGCGAATACGCCGCTTGACTAACACAAAGTTCTTCTGCAACAGCACACTGTGTGAGTCCAGCACTCTCCCTTAGCCCACGAATACGCAGACACAGTGCTAATTGCCTGTGAATAGCCACTGAAGCCTATCCGCCTACCGTTTAAGCCTACCCATTACATCCAAAGCCCGTAATGTGGTGCCATGGAAACATCTGTTTCTCGCTACGACTTCGCTCCCATTACAGGTAGCGAAACCACCGAGGAGGGTTACCTCCGCGTTTGGTGTCGAGCGGCGCGCACGGGCACCCAGCTCTACCGGCGCGCAGATGGCTCCCAAGTCCGGGAATACCGTCCGCCGGAGGAAGTCAGCAGCCCTGACTCCCTCTCGACCTTCGGCATGAAGCCCGCGACCTGGGGCCATCCCCCGGTCCTTCTCGACTCCGCGAACACCAAACAGTTCCAGATCGGCTACTCCGGTAGTCAGGTCCGGTACAACGACGGTTTCGTCGAGGTCGCTCTCGTCGTCACTGACGCCGACGCCATCGAGAAGATCAAGCGCAAGGACGCCACCGAGGTGTCCGCCGGCTACAAGGTCGACTTCGACCCCACCCCCGGGCACACCCCCGAGGGCGAGGAGTACGCCGGCGTCCAGCGCAACATCCGGGTGAACCACATCGCCATCGTCCCCCGCGGCCGGGCTGGCCCGGAGGTACGACTTCTCATGGATCGCATGGATTCGGCCGACGCCGTCTCCTTCGATCCGGAATGGATCCGTGACAACGGATCGGCGCTCCAGCCCTGCACACCTGCATCTCCCGTTATGGCAACCGTCAAACTCGACGGCCTGGAGATCGATCTGCCCGCTGAAACAGCTAGCGCGGTCCAGTCCTTCGCACGGGACATGGAGCGCCAACTCAAAGCTGTTTCAACCGAGCGCGACGAGCTGTCTTCCAAGCTCGACTCGCTCCAAGCAGACCTCGATACCCTCGCCTACGAAAAGGAAGCAGCCGAAGGCCGTGCTGACGCTCTCGACGAGCGCATCACCGAGCTCGAGTCCGGCTCTTCCCGCATCGACACCGCCGAGCTGGACAAGCTCGTCGCGGCCCGTCTCGCCACCCTCCAACAACTGGCCCCCGCCTTCGCCGAGGACTTCAAGTTCGACGGCATCGACGACGCCAGCCTCTACAGCCAAGCCTTCGAGAACCTGACCGGTTCCGCCCCCCGCGAAGACGCCGAGCCCGCCTACATCCAAGGCGTGGTTGACGGCATCCTCGCTGCCCGCAGCGACGAAGGCGAAGAAGGCGAAGCCTCTGAGGAGGAAGGCGCCGATGAATCTTCCGAGGACGAGGGCGAAGCCCCCGAAACCAAGGAAGACCGCGCCGACAGCACCGCTTCCCTCCGGGACGCCCTGAAAGGCGCCGGCCGTGGCACCGCGACCCCGGTAGACACCTACCGCGTCAAGCAAGCGGAAGCCTGGAAGCGTCCCCTCACCGCCACCAAGTAAGGAGTTCCTTCCATGGCCGTTACCTTCACCGCCACCACTGTCTCGAACCCCTCCGGGGCTCAAGGCAGCTACCCCCTCGCCCTAATCAAGGGTCACGAGGGCATGCTGGCTGACCTGCAGGCTTACGTCTGCCGCAGCTACCGCAACCAATCCGGCGCCGCCCTTCCCTACGGCGTTCTGGTTGCCACCGACAACACCCCCAACACCAACGACCCCTACGCCGTCGAAATCGCTACCGGCACCACCCTGATCCAGGGCATGGCCGTGAGCTCCCAAGTGCTCGAGGGCGCCAGCCTCGGCTCCAGCTACACCCCGGTTCCCACCCCGGTGTACAGCGACGGCCGTTACGGCTACCCCGACAAAGAGACCGTGAACGTGGTCTCCAAAGGTGTTGTTTGGGTGCATAGCACCGCCGCCATCGCTCTCGGCGATGCCGTGCGTTTCTTCAAAGCTGACCACAGCGGCACCGTCACCGGCGCCTTCCTGGGTCGCTTTACCAAAACCGCCGTTGCCACCAAGACCGTCGAGATCACCGCTGGTGCTCGCTGGCTGTCTGAAACCTCGGCCGCTGGGCTGGTCCTGCTGGAGATTGACATCCCCGGCATGACCTACTCCGCCGACGCTTGATCACGGAGCCTCTTGCCATGACCACCGAAATCCGTAACGACGAGGTCGGCGTTTTTCTCGCCCGCGAGCTGGAAACCATCCTGGCCCGCACCTTCGAGGTCGAGTACGCCGACATCAAGTACAGCCAGCTGATCCCCCTCTCCACCGAGGTCGGGCCCGGCGCTGACTCCTACACCTACCGAGTCTTCGACAAGCAAGGCTCGATGAAGGTGATTGGCGACAAAGCCCAAGACCTGCCCCGCGCAGACGTGCTCCGCAAGGAAGTCACCCTGCCTGTGCGCAGCATCGGCGGTTCCTTCGCCTACACCATCCAGGAAACCCGTGCCGCCGCCATGGTGCCCGGCATGAACCTGGAGCAGCGCCGCGCTAACGCCGTGCGTCGCGCCTACGAGGAGAAAGTCCAAGAGATCGCCTACTTCGGCGACGCCGCCTCCGGCATCAAGGGCTTCTTCAACAACGACCAAGTCGACAAGACTGTGCCGAACAAGTGGTTCGACACGGCCGGCGTGACCACGGACGAAATGCTGGAGCTCCTGAACGAGGTACCTACCCGCCTCGTGCAGAACTCCAACATGAAGGAGATGCCCAACACGATGCTGGTGCCCTACAACGTGTACCGCATCATCTCCACCACCCCCCGTTCGAGCACCTCGGACACCACGGTGATGGAGTTCTTCCTGCGCACCAACCCGATGATCTCGGCCATCGAGCCGATCAACGAGCTGGAAGCCAGCAAGTCCGGCAGTGCCCTCTCCAAGGACCGCGTGGTGGTGTACGACCGCAGCCCTGACAAGCTGCAGCTCCACATCCCCCAACCCCTGGAGTTCCTGCCTCCCCTCCGCCAGTCCCTGGAGTTCTCCGTTGCGGCCCACGCCCGCATCGGCGGCCTCGCGCTCTACTACCCCAAGAGCGTCATGGTGCTGGAAAAGGCGTAATCTTTGCGTCTTTTCTAACCCAGTCAGAATGGGTTGGCACATTCTCTTCACCCCGTCATGATCATCGTTTACCGCCCCGAGCTCGAAAACCCTCCGATGGACAAGGAGTGTTCCATCGGCTTCTCGTTCATCGGTGGCGGCGGTCTCTCCGATCACATCCAAGTGTCCTCCGGCGTCACCCGGGATTTCCCCGAGAGCGCCTGGGACCAGATCAAGGACTACGACGTGGTCAAAACCCTCCTCAGCCTCGGTGCCCTGCGCATCGAAACCGAGGAACCGACGCAAACCAAAGCTGCTCCCGCCGAAGCCGGCGACTCCCTCGCGGATATGCCCCTCACCCAGGCCCTGGGCCTGATCGAGGACAGCTTCGATATCGAGCAGCTGCGTCGGTGGGACTCCAAAGACGCCCGCATCCGGGTGAAGAACGCCGTCGCGAAGCGCATCAGCGCCATCACTGAAGGCAACGGCTGATGGCAGTCCCCACCACCAACGCATTCCTCCTCCGCTTCCCCGAGTTCGGCGAGCAATCGCTCTCGGTCGTCGAAGGCGCGTTGGCTGAAGCGGGCCGCTCCACTCCAGCGGCCCAGTGGGGAACCATCCACACCGAAGCCGTCAGCTACCTCGCCGCGCACCTGATCGCGACGCGCACCGTCCAGCTCGGCCAGATGGTGGCCGCTGACGCCGGCACTCCTAATGGGACCGGCGTCGATTCCACCCTCTACGGCCAGGAGTACCACCGGCTGCAAACCAGCCTGCCCTACAGCGGTTTCGCCCTGTAACCGATGGCAATCTCGGCTTCAACCATCTCCAATTACGCACCTTGGGGTAACGCCCAACTGGCGTTTGAGGTGGGTAGTGGGTCCGCCACCACAGACGTCACCACGGGCAATGCTGTCCAAACAGTCGTAACCCTCGAGTACCTCGCCGCCCTCACCCTCCAAGCCCCCGCCTGGAAACCCGAGGCCGGCGTCGACACGACGACCTACTCCTGCCAAGGCCGACTGCTGAGCCCCTCCACCCTCGACCCCCGCATCACCAACGGCGCTCAAGCCGACTGCGTGATCAACGGCTACCGAGGGCGGCTCGAGCTCGTCTTCGACCTTGCCATGGACAGCGTGCATCGTCGCGATCTCCGCCAGTCCATCCAAGGCACCTTTCGTGTTGTCGGAGGACCGCTCTAATGGCCCGCCGCCAACCCGACTTCAGCCAAGCCCTCGAGTCCGCCAAGGCCCAGGCCATCCGGCAACTCAGCACCTGGCTCGACGCCCGCTTCACTCAGGAAATCTCCGCCGTGAAGTGGGAGTACCCCACCCCGCCTCAAGTGCGGGACATCGTGGACACCGGCCGTCTCCGCGCCAGCCAGACCCGCGTCGTCAACCCCGACGGCTCGATCACCTTCACCTGGCCGGTCGACTACGCCCAACAAGTCCACGAGGGCGGCGTTTCCACAACGGGAACCCGCTTTCCTGGCCGACCCTGGACCAAAGCCCCTCTCGCGGAGGCCCCGGCCAAGTTCGGCGAACTGCTGCGCACCGTACTGGAGGCCCAGCAGTGACGATCTCGACAGCCTTCCCACCGGCTAAGGCGCTCCGGCGCACCCTTGAGCTCCACATCCTCGCTCTCTACGAGAACGACGGCTCCACCCTCAAGGCATACACCAGCTGGCCTGGCTATTACACGCTCCCC